ATTTTCACAACACTCAATAAAATTTTCATCATCATAAGATGTTAAAAATTCTTTGGCTTCTTGTCTTACAACTGGAGGTTTATCATATCTGTCTGGGCCAAAAGCATCTTCAAATGCTTGAGTTAAGACTGCTCTCCATAATCTTTGTACTGGATCAGCTTTTGTTTCTTCTAATACTTTCGTCGGTTGTGATATAATACCACTCATATTTACTCCTTTTTTCGTTTCTTTCTGGTTTGTTTTAACTTACCATTTAATGATTTTTCTTTTTCATTAACTAGTAAAGTTATAGTCTGAGATCGACTGATTGTCATCTGTGGTACAATGACGCGCCTTATCGAGTCTATTTTATTGTAAGTATCTTTTGGTAAGGATACGTTTTTGTATTTATTTATGTCTGTCATTATAAACCTTTCTTATATAACATATTTCTGGGATGTTATAGTAATTTATTTATAATGTCAAATACTAACCTTGTCCTTTATAACGACGTTGTTTCTGTTGCCTTTTTTCTGCCTTATTTTTATTTTTTTTATGTTGACGAGGCCCTCTTTTTTTAGGTCTATCTCGCTGTACAAAATCTTTAAATTTTTTAGCCATCTTTTACGTTATCTTTTATCCATTTTTTATCAGATTCATCTAGTTTTAAATATCTAATTGAACCATTGATATGTTGTTTAGTGTCATGACCACAATTTGTACATCTATAAAATTCAGATACAATTGCAACTAGAATTGCTTCTTCTTGACACTCTTCACAAACACCATGAACTGTATCTATTTTTTGAAAATACTTTACCGCTTTCTTATCTATTATACTCATACTAGATCTTTTGCCTTTCCTATTACTGGTTTATATTTAGTTTTACCCTCTGATTTATACGCCCACAAAAATTGTTTTCTAGGTTGATCAGGTGTATAACTACAATGGATCCATCCCGAGTTGGGTTCTCCTGGAGTGTAAAATTCTAAAATCAGCTGATCATACGGAAGGTTTTGATGAATCCAATAGCATTATCAACTCCAATACATTCGAAGTCTGAGGCCTCAGCTTTTGCATGTTGGCTGTTGATTGAGCTACCTATTTTTAGGCACAGCTGTTCGCTACGAAAACCGCTAGTTACTTTTACTCTACCAAAATGGTCACGTACTGGCTGTAAAATATTTTCACAAAGTGCTTTTAGTTTTTCTATCTGACCTGCGTTTGGATTGTTATTAATATCCAAACGTACAGCTGTATCAGATTTGATAAGCTCTTGAAGAGAAAAATTTCTTGATAGTTCCATTATTGACAGCTTAAACACTCATCGCTATCTTTGTCAAGGTCTGCGAGAGCTTCTTCTTTACATTGTTGACTGCAAAACATATCTAATTCATCGTTTGCATCAAAGGCTTCTTTACATTTTTTACATTGTTTTCTCATTTTTTATGTCTCCCCATGTACCAATCTCCTGGTTCGTAATTCCATCTTTTACCGTGGTGTCCTCTTATATCTGCATACCACATTCTTAACTTTACAATCCATTTTAAATAATTTTTAGGTTTGGCCATAAATTGTAATACCACAAATTAAGTTTTTGTCACCTCATTACAACCAAATTTTATGTATAATTTATTGTCATTTACTTCTTTTCTACCTAGTCTTTCAAGTTCTATTATAGATTTAAAACTGCCTGATAAAATGCAATCATAAAAATCTTTAAAAGGTTTCTTTTCTTCATACATAGGTAAGCACATTCCGTCTATACCGGAACATAATATCAAAGTAAGAATAAAATTCATTACTCCAATATCAATTTTTTTATTGATTTACTACCATCGATGTTCGACTCGAGCTCAGCCATAGATTTTATGCATTGATACTGAATATTATTATTTTTATTTGTTCTCATTGCAACTCTCTTACCTTTTAAACAATCCGACATAGACTCTTGGATTCTGTGTTCTTTAATCTCTCCGTTGACAATCATAAGTAGGGCTATAATTAATTCCATTAATGTGCTGCCTTTCCATTAGCTCTTACTTTGTCTTTTAAATCTTCAATATCAACTAATGCTTTATCTAATTGTTCTCTTAAAAATTCTATATTAACTTTGTTAGTCATATTCATTTCTTGAGTCTGTTCCATTTTCTCGACCTACTTGTACAAATCCTCAATTAATAATATTTGTTCTTGATCCACGGGGACTTGTTCTGATTTCTTTAACAAATCATTTTGAAATAATTCTCTTGATGTCTCCAGAGATACTAATCTTGAAGTTAAATCTGACCAAGCGAGTACACCCATTGCGACCAGTAAAATCAAACTAGCCACCGTCTTCATTGGCATCTGAACTTTTGCTTCTTCTCCGATGTTAAGTGGTTTATTGGACATTAGGTCCTCCACATAAAGCCAGGACAACTAACATTACAATCAATAAACCTGTTGCGTAGTAATTCATCCTGGCCATCTCCATAATAATTACTTCGCTATGTAAGCTACAATAAGAACTGCAAACACAACACATTCAATCTTGTGATCAGACCAGTAATGTAAAACTTTATTTTTTATTTTATCAATCATTTTTTTTCTCCTCTATTTCATAGAAGAACTTGTCGGTATCTTCTGTCCGCCATGCTCTACTATCTTCAACATTCCATTCAGAAGTTTGCACTTTCCAGTCGGGGATATCATCTTTTACTGTGAAAGAAGGTATGTCCCATATACATCTATTGTTTGGTTGTGCTGCAAAATTGCCATCATCTAACGCAATTATGTGAGCGCACTTGTGTTCGTGCGGAATCTCTGAATGATCAGTGTCAAGTATATTAGACTCTGGATGTGCAAAGTCAACTGTAAATAAATATTTTCCAGGGTGCCATCCCAACGATTAACAGCAGGATAATAACTGAAACAATTCCAAAGCTGAAGTTCATCAAGTCGTCTTGTGGGCACTCCGGATGGTTCAAATCCCTGTTGAATAAAAGCGCTAATAGGTAGGCGGTAGAATATTGCACCGTTTTCCATAATAGCATGAAATAGTATTGCACGACCTGTAATAGCGCTAAGACCAAAGATAATGCAGTCACTAACTTCTCCCTTATGTTTTTTAAGATCATAAAGATACTCCTTTCTTATCTGTGCATAAGTTGGTGGTATGTTTGCGTTGAGGTATGCCATAGTTTATCCATAAATGTCTCCCCAAGTTTCTCCAGATTCATAATCTACTTTATTGGGTACTTCTAATTTAACAGCATTCTCCATAATCTCAACTATCTTTTTAGCATGATCTTCTGATTCTACTGAAACATCTAACTCATCATGAATCTGTATATGTGCAACAATACCTTCTTTGTATAAATCAACCATGGCTTTCTTTGTCATGTCAGCTGCTGATCCTTGAATCAATTTATTAAGAGCTTTGTATGTGTAAGCTCTTTTGATCCCTGGTCCGTGTTCCCTTAATGCATCTTCATGAGTCATTGCTTTATGCATACCAAACATATTAGGCTCCCATAGATGAAACCTACAAAGTCTTCCAAGTAAAGTTCTTATTTGTCCATGACTCTGTGCTCTATTAGATACAGAGTTCATTAGTTGTTTTACAAAAGGTACTTGTCTGTGATACTGATTAAATAGTTCATCAGCTTTTTCTTTAGTAACACCTAACTCTGCTTGTAGTTTTGTTTTACCCATACCATAGAATAAACCTAAGTTAATTGTCTTAGCTTGTGATCTATCTATCTCTGCCATATCTGCTACAGTCTGGTGAAAGTCTGTATCTGTATTGTCTCTATACTCATCAACAACATCATACACTGATGGAAATTTTTGTAATGCTGCATAGTGTACAACTAATCTTGGTTCTTGTTGTGAATAGTCAAAACAACCCCAAGTATGATTCTTTTCTGGTAAGAACAGAGATCTAATCATAGGCCCAAGATCTTTATTTCTTGCAGGAAGTTGTTGTAAGTTTGGATTTGAATAACTAAATCTTCCCGTAACAGTTCCACCTTGATCTGATCTTATCTGATTTATATCAGCGTGTATTCGTCCTTTGTGTTCATATCTTAAGATAGTATCAATAAAAGTTGTATGTGCTTTATTAATTTCTCTTGCTTTAGCAATCATCTTTACAACAGGATGTTGATGTTCCTGTAAAAAATTTTTAGTAAATGATGGAGATTGAGTTTTTTCAGTTACCGGATATTTTAATTTTAAACTATCAAATACTTTTGCAATACTTCTTGCTGCCCATATTTGTGGATCAACTCCAGTTTCTTTTTTTACACCTAATAACAACTCTTCTTCTTGAGACTGTAATTGATTTTTTAATTGTCCTGCTCTATCTGCATCAACTCTAACACCTTTGAATCTCATGTCTACTAGACATGGAAATAAATCTGTTTCTAAATTAAAAATAGATTCTATATCTTGTTGAACAATTTCTGATTTAAATTTTTGCCATAACTCTAAAGTTAGTTGTGCATCTTTTTCTGCGTATGCACCTACATACATTGGTGGTAACTTCCACATATCTGCTTTAGGATCTAATCCTCTAGACTTTGCTTCATCATTTAACGCAGCTTCATTTTTACCATGACCTAAGTATTCCCATGACAATGCATTTAATGAATAGGCAAATCTATTCTCATCTATAAGACTCCCTGCAATCATGGTATCTACCACTAAACCATTGATTTTTATACCTAAATTTCGTATCCAACATACATCATACATTGCATTATGAAATATTTTCATAGCTGGACAAGCCATAGTATCTTCAAACCATGCCAATACTTTTTTTCTATCCATGTTGCTCCCCGATCCGTGAGCAATAGGAAAATAAAAATTTCTACCTGTAACTGCAACAGCTATACCAACAACTTCACCATTACCAATAACTGAACCAGATCCTTTTGATTTTAAATCTGGATCCCTAGTTTCTAAGTCTACCGCAATTTCATCATATTGTCTTAAATCTGGAAACTCTTCTGGTTCAATCCATTCAGTCTGCGCTGTAAACATAGGTACTTTCATTATATTTTCTCCTTTAAAGAATCTAAATAATCTTGTTCATCTTTATCTAATTCTTTTGATGTATCTTCCTCACCAAAAATTTCATTCCATCTTTTTTTATATATATCATTAGTAGGTCTAGATTTACCATCCCACTGTCTACCTTTTTCTTTTTTTGTCATTCTTTTCCTCCTCTTTTAAATGATTAATTTCTAAATCGCAATAGTGCTTTATTTTTTCTAAGTCTTCTATTGCTTTACCTTTAGACAAATATCTACAAACATATTTAATTATATTTGCTTGTAATGGATTCAATTTATTTTTTCTTATAAATGTCCAGGGTTGAATGAGAAACTGCTTGTAGTGAGATCCTCCAATTTGTTTTTCATTTGCTGTTTTAATTTCATCAAAAATACTACTATCTGTCATTACTTTCTCCTTAAGTTATTTGTGGCAGTTGTTGATTTAACGGGTAAATAAAAAATGGGAGTCGAAGGACCCGAACCAACTCTGCTCGTCAAAGCCCGAAGCTGCCACTCTCCGTGAGATAACACCCCTTCTATCCCGTTCTGTTTAAAACTACAAAGGATACCCATAACGCTCCTTTTTTGGTTTTAATATGTATAAATTTTCTTTAGCTCTAGTTGCACCTACATACCAAACTCTATGCTCTTCATCAGATTTTTCAATACTGTTTTCTATAGAGTCTCTTATCTTTTTAGCATTATCTAAAACTAAAATAACATTTTCACATTCACCACCTTTTGCTGCATGAATAGTAGATACTTCTATTCTTGGTAGTTGTGATAATTTTTCTCCATTGGCTAACATAGTTCTAATATAAAAACATTCGTCCTGGTCTGCTCTTGTAAATAAGTTATACCAAATAGCATCACTACCATAACCAAAATCATCCATAGTATAATATTGTTTGTCCTCTTTAAATTTAAAGAATGGACTATCTGGTAGGTATTCATGTATCTCTCTTACATCTGCTAAACTAAGAGTTGAACCTCCACATAAAGCATTAAAATTTAAAACTGCTTTATATAGTCTTGAATCATAACTCTTTCCGAATCTACAATTGTAATAAAGATTATTTTTTTTCAATTGTTTTGATATTTCATCAGAACGATAAGTAGTTCTGGTTAATATTAACCACTGATCTTTTGATAAATCTAAATGTTCTATATTATAAATTGGTTCAACTTTTCCTGGAGATCCATCTTTAGGTTCATATCTCTTTTCTTTTCTGGTGTTTATTCTACTTACAATTACTTCTGATATTTCTTGAATATTCTTAGGTACTCTATTTGATTTTGGTAATACTTGTTCTATAGCAGGTTCATTTAAAAATCTACTTACATCTGCACCAGCCCATGCAAATATAGCTTGGTCATCATCACCAGCTAGATAAACATCTTCAGATTTTTCTTTAAGTACATCAAACATTTCCCATTGTATTGGAGATAAATCTTGAGCTTCATCTATAAAAATTACATCAA